TATACTTTTATAAAATCTAGCACTAACTGCAGATAATTTATTTAATTCACTAATACCATCTTTATATATTTTTTTATAAGTTAAACGAATTTCAGTATTTAATTTTCTAGTTAAAGCATTTATATTTGCTGTACCAGATAATGCTACAATTCGTTGTAATCTTATCTTGTGTGAAGCCAAAATTTTATTAATTTCAGTATCCAATCTCTTTTCGTAAAGAGTTAATAACGCACGGTGTTTCAGCGTTCTTGAATATACATCATCATTTATAGACATTTGTTATCCTTTAGTCAATAGACTTTATTTTAGCAAGCTCTTCATCAACTAATTTACCATGATGATTAATTAAAATCTCACAGTTATTTAAATCAATTGCTAATCTTACTTTATTATTTTTTTGTGTTGATAAAGCAATTAAACTATTTCTTGCATTATCATTTAAATCGTTTTCATAATATTTTTTATCATTAACAATTACTGTTCTATTTTCAGTTTCTTTCTTTTCTATTATCATATATTTATCTTCTTCTTTTTCTTCTTTTTTTAGATTTATCCTCATCCTTTTTCTTTTTATAGCCTTTTTTCTTACCGTATGGCATATTTATCTACCTTGTCTGTTATAAAATTTAAGTGATCTTCTTTTATTTTTATTCATTGAAGAAGTTTTTACACCTTTTCTTGTACCTTGTGACGTCTTTTTATGTATTGGTTCACGTATGACTAGTTCTTTAAACTTCCTTGCCATTATTTACCTTTACGTTTAGCCTTCAATATTTTTTCTCTTAAAGCTTTTGGAAGCTTCATTTGTTTTGCGCTAAGTTTAGCTTTACCTTTACCGCCTGCTTTTTTATAAGCCATTTTATGCTCCTTTTCCAGTTTGTTCAATACAGTTAAATTTTGTTAATATTCTGTATTCATTTATTATATTAATTGGATATTCATCTAATAATATTATAGATTGTGCATAACCATCGTATATACAATCTTTATAACTATTGTATTCGATTTTATTTGTTATACCATTTGAACACTGTTGTGAAATAAGTGAACAAAAATATATAGTTAATATAAATTTCATATTATCCCCATAAACTTCCGGTCATAGACCCTTTACTATATTCAGTAGCTCTATTTTCAAAGAAATTAGTATGTTCAACACCATTAATTACCCAATCAAGCCAGCTTAAAGGATTGTCTTTAACTTTATAATTTGGTTTTAATGATAATTGTAATAATCTTCTATCTGCAATATATCTTATATATTTTTTAACATCTTCAGCTTTTAAACCTCTAATACCACCCATATTAAATGCAAGATCTATAAATCTATCTTCTAAATCAACCATATCCCGGGCAGTTTGATATATATCAGCTTTAAATTTTTCAGTCCATACTTCAGGGTTTTCTTTTATAAGTTGATGAAATAATTTAATCATTCCTTCAACATGATGTGTTTCGTCCCTTATTGACCAAGTAACTATTTGGCACATCCCCTTCATTCTACCAAATCTTTGAAAATTAAGTAGCATAACAAATGATGCAAATAATTGTAAACCTTCACCAAAAGCACTAAAACAAGCAATATCTCTTATAAGTCCCTCAACTCCAGTACCTTTAGATTTAAATAAATAAGCATGTTTATCAGACATTTCTTTATATTCTTGAAATGCTTTATAATCAGTTAAACTTTTTTCACCAATAGTATCATTTAATAATGAATAACTATGAGCATGATTAGCTTCTGAATTAGCAAATGAAGTTAACATCATTCTAACTTCAGGTGGTTTAAATTTAGGTATATATTTATCTAAGTAAGCTTGAGCAATATCAACATCACCTTGAGTAAAAAATTTAAGAATATTACTGATAAGACTTTTTTCTTCTTCAGTTAATCTTTCATTCCAATCTCTGATGTCTTCGTGCAATGGCACTTCACTTGGAAGCCAATGCATTTTTTGCATAGTATCATAAGCTTCAAACGCCCATTCATAATCGAACGGTTTATAATGTGTTCTTGTCTTAAATAAACTCATATTTTTTTATTTCCTTTATTGTAATAATTCTATTGTTTCAATAATAATTAATATGAACAATTCCACAACTAAAATAGTATGGTATACTGTCCATAATACTGATAATTTTTTTGTAGGGGCATGTATTTTTCTTTTCATATTAACCCTCACAAGCTAAACAATCAGCTTCAGGTATTATTGTTCTTTCAACTTTTAAACTTACAAGTTCAGCTCTTTTAATAGCTTCACTTCGACAGTAATATAAAGTCTTTAATTTTTTCTTCCATGCCAACATATGTATATCATGTAATTCTTTTATATCTACATCAGCTGGTACAAATACATTTAAACTTTGACCTTGACAAATAAATTCTTGTCTATCAGCAGCATGTTGAATTATCCATTGTTGGTTAATTTCGATACTAGTTTTAAATACATCTTTTTCCCAATCTGATAAATCTTTAATATGCAAGATTGAACCACGATTAGCAAGGATTGAAGTCCACGTTTTATCATTGTTTATTCCTTTGTCTTCTAATATTTTTTCTAAAAATTTATTTTTAACTAAAAATGAACCAGACATAGTCTTTTGAACATATGCATTAGCTCTAAAAGGTTCAATACTTGGAGAAGTTGTTCCACAAATAATTGAACTTGAAGCATTAGGAGCAATGGCAAGTAAATGAGCATTTCTCATTCCTGTACCTTCCATATCAGGAGCTTCACCCCTTTTTATGGCTAATTTTTGTGATTCTCTTACTGCATCATCTTTAATATGTTTAAACATTTGTTTATTTTTAGATGTTGCTAAAACAGATTCAAATGGTATGTTATTTTTTTGTAAATAAGCATGAAAACCCATAGCACCAAGACCAATAGATCTTTCTTGTGTGGCGCTATATTTAGCTCTAAATACACTGTCAGGTGCATTATCTATAAAACTTTGTAATACATTATCTAAAAATCTAACAAGGTCAGAAATAAATAATTTATCATTTTTCCATTCATCATATTTTTCTAAATTAACTGATGATAAACAACAAACAGCTGTTCTATTATCATTAGTTGGTAATGTTATTTCAGTACATAAATTTGAATGTTTAACTGACAATCCTAATTTCTTTTGTTGTTCAGGTAATGCATCATTAATATGATCAATATAGCAAATATAGGGCTCACCAGTAGCAACTCTATTTTCAAGTATTTTTTGCCACAAATCTCTAGCTGAAACTTTTCTTATAATTTCTTTTGTATGAGGATCAATTAAGTTCCAAGTATCATCATAGGTTGGTTCATTAATACATTTATCAATAAGTTCCATAAAGTCATTAGTAATATTAATACCATGATGTAAATTAAGACATTTTCTATGTATATCTCCACCTGATGGCTTTCTTATATCTAAAAATTCTAATATTTCTGGATGTGATATATCCATATATGCGGCATAACTACCTCTTCTAGTTTTACCTTGACTAAATGCCATAATTTCTGAATCTACAACTTTTAAAAAAGGTATAGTTCCTGATGATTGAGATCCGCCTGATGTTTTAGTTCCATCACTTCTTACATGTCCCCAATAACCACCAATGCCTCCACCAATAGATGTTAACCAAGCATTTTCAGTATAATGACTAGTTAATCCTTCTCTACTATCACCTACATAATTTAAAAAACATGAAATTGGCATACCTCTTTCTGTACCACCATTACTTAATATAGGTGTAGAATACATAAACCATAATTTAGAAGAATAATCATAAATTCTTTGTGCCATTTCGTCATTATCAGAATAAGCTTTTGCTGCTCTAAAAAATGCTTCTTGTGGACTATTTTCACTTGGTAGTAAATATCTATCCTTTAATGTAGTTTTACCGAAATCTGTCAGTAAATTATCTCTATCTTCTATTATCATTATTTATATGCCTTTATGTTTTTAAAATTATTTAGTCTAATATTAATGCTTTAATCGATTTAGATCCATCGATGTTTAATTCTAGTTCTGCTTTAGATTTAAGACACTGATATTCAATATGGTTTTTAATATTTCTTTCAGCAACTCTTTTTCCTTTAAGACATTCAGACATACTAAGTTGTATTCTATGTTCTTTAATCTCTCCGTTTACAATCATAAGCAAAGCAATTATAATTTCCATTAATGTGCTCCATTACCATTTTTCCTAACTTTGTCTTTTAAACTTTCTACATCAGCTAATGTTTTATCTAATTGCTGTTTTAAAAATTCAATATTGACTTTATTAGTCATGTTTTGTTCTTGAGTTTTAATTAATTTTTCCACATCTTCAAATAAACTTTCTATTAACATAAATTGTTCTTGATCTGTAGG